GTCTGCACCCACCAGGCGGTGGTGGAGGTGATACGCGACAGGTTGGCTTGGCCGTCGGCCAGCAGGCCCATCGAGTTCACCGGGTTGATGTCGTTGAAGTTGGTGCCAGCGCGCAGCACGGACTTCAGCAGCACTTCGGCCTGGAACACGTTGGAAGGACCAGTGACGATCTTCTTCGGGGTGAGGCGAATGCGCTTGCCGTTGTTGTCCACAGCGTTGCGGATCTGGATCAGCATCTGCTCCAGCGAGGTCTGGGACAGCGCGGCCGCCGAGGTCAGCAGGTTCGAGAACGTGCCGTTGACGATCGGGTGAGCGTTGCTGTTCAGCGCGACGCCGTCGCCGCCGACATAAGCGCCGTTGAACGCGCGGTTCAGGATGTTGGCGGCCAGGGTTTCCTTGGTCTCGATCAGGGACTGGGCCAGGTGCTTGGCGTAGGTCTGACCGATACGGATGTGGTCGCCGTCTTCCACGAGGACTTTGGTCAGCGCGAACGCCAGGCCATAGACCTTGTACAGGTAGCGCTGCAGGAACAGCACGCCGCCAGATTGGTACGTGACCGGCATGCCGTCAGGCAGCTCCGGCGCCGCGCCAAAGCCGTACAGCACGGGCTCTTCGTGGTAGTTGCGCGGAATGCCTTTTTGCTCGCGGAAGACTTGCTTCCACTCGTCAGCACGCTGCTCATAAACGCCATCGAACACTTCGTTCAGGATGGGCTCGACGACTGACCGAAAGTCAGTACTGCGCATCGGGGTAGCCATGTTTCAAGCCCTCCTTAGATAGAGTTAACGGCGGCCTTGTAGGCGTGCTCGTTGATCCGCACGGTGGCGGTCACGTACGCGTCGGTCAGGCTGTCGTTGATGTTGTAGGCAAAGCCCGTGATCTGGAACTGACCGGAGGTCGTCTGGATCACGCCCAGCTGGGTGTTGCTCAGGCCGGTTTGGGTCGAGCCGCCGGGCGAGGCAACGGTCCAGTCGCACTCTTCGCCGACGGCGGACTGCACCGAGTCGGTGCCGGGGGTGCCGGGGTTGGTGTACTGAACGTCGAACAGGGTTTCCGGATCGTCATAGACCCAGGCAACGATGTTCGTGCCGGAGGCGTTGGCGGGCCAGAACGGGCTGATGGTCGGGCGACCAGAAGCGTCGTTGTACTGGCAGCCGGCAAAGATGCCCAGCAGCGTGATGCCGTCGGTGGTGCCGGAGCGGGTGCCGTCGCTGGTGCCCAGCTGCACGACGCCAGCGTCGGTGAGCTTCACGGGGTCGCCAGAGAAGATGTTCGCGGCGTAGCCGGAGGCGATGGTGTAGGCCTTGGGGCGCATCTGACCACTGTTGTGGAAAGACGGCCGGAAGCCAAACGGAGCGCTAGTCGAAGACATTGCGTGATCCTTATGGGTGGGTGTTGAACTTGGTCGTCAGGCCAGCTCGAACCGAGCAGACCTCCGTTGTCCCAGTTCTTGCAGGCCGTCCCCCACGTCGAGGCGGCTCTTGCCGGCGCGCGCTTGTTGTTCGAGGAATTCAGTGGTGTCGGTGAGTTTTTCTTCCTCACGCATGGGGGCGTCGTGGTGCGCCTCCTTCATGAATTTCTCGTACAGCGACTGCGGCAGCTTGAAGGCCAGCATCTCGTTCACACCAATGAAGCCCGTCCACTCGCCAGATTTGATTGCGGCGTATTCCCAGCCGGGAACATCCTCCGGCTTCACAGGCTCATAGCCCAGCCGCATGCGCATCTGAATCGAGTCACGGGGATTGGTGGTCGTCAGCCAGCACAGGTGCCAGCCGTCGATCTTCGGGAGGTCCGGCAGCGCGGACTGGAAGAATTGTTGACGGAACATTTCAACCCGCTCGTCGTCGGAGATGACGCGATTTTCAGTGACAGCGCGATCGTTCATCGCGCGGCTTTCGCGGCCCTCACCAGCGGATTTCTTCAGGCGTTCGTCGGACATGTGTACGCTCCTTACAGCGATTGGAATGAATTATGTGATCAGAAAATGAGTTCGGCAATCACTGACGCTTATTGCGGTCGTATTCCGCATATCGGCGAACGTATTTGTCGCGCAGCACGGGGTCGTCCCAAACGCCCGCTTCGATCAGCGCTTGCTTGCGCTCGGGGCTGATGTACACCTCACGGCGCGTCGTCGCGGGGGCGTGTTCACGGCCGCTGCTCACGGCCGGGCCGCCACGCGGCTTGCGCGCGGATGCGTCGTCTTTCTTGCCCGCCGTATCCCCGCCGAAGCGCTCCGGCAGCCGGCGCGCGGCGCGGTCGCGCAGCTCGTCCCAGTACTCTTCCGTCTTGGGGTCGTAGCCGTCGCGCACGAGGCTCGCGTCGATGGCGAGGACGATGGCGCTTTGTTCGTCGCCGCCTTGGGGGTCGTACCAGGCGTTTTCGTTGAGGAACTTCTGAGCGTGCGCGATCGCGCGGCGGTCCAAGCCACCCGCGGCGTCCGGGGCCGGAGCGGCGGCTTGTGCGGCTTGTTGCTTGGCAAAGTTCAGCTGCTGTGCACGCTCGCGCGCTTGGTCACGGTACTTGAGCGCCTGCGCCACGTCGTCACCGTTGCCGGCGGCGACAGCCTTGGCGATCACCTTGTCGGCCATCTCGACTTCTTGCAGCGCCTTGGCAATCTGGGCGTCCATCGCGCCCAGATCTTGCCTGTGCGTGCGCTGCTCCACGCCCGCCAGGCGGCGCTCGAGCTCTTCGTTTTGCTTGCGCAGGAAGTCCAGCTCAATGCGGTCGCGCTGCACCGACTCGCGCCGGCGCTTTTTGCGCTCCTGGCGCTCGCGGCGGCGGCTTTCTTGCAGCGCCGCGCGGTCGGAGTCGGGGTTGTCGGGGTCGACGTCGTCTTCGTCGGAGTTGCGGATCTTGCGATCGTCGCCGTCCTCGTCGTCTTCGTCGTCTTCGTTCAGGTTGGGGTCGGTGGCGGTGAGCTTGCTCTCATCCTCGACGATCACCAGCGGCTCGCCGTTGTCGCCGTCGTCTTCTTTCAGGGTGTTCTTGCTGTCAGCCATGGTTCAGGTGCTCCTCAGATGAATGCGCGGATGGCCAGGGGGTCGCCGGTGACGCGGCCGATGATCTCCAGGTCGTTGAAGATCACGTACATGGCCTTCTCCCCGCCGGGCAGTTCAACTTCCCAACGGTCGCCGCCATACTTGGCCACGCGCACGTAATCGCCCTCAGCGCACCACGACCCCTCGGGCCATGGATCCATCGTGTTGCGGTTCTTGAACGCCAGCGGGCCGATGTGAATGACCTTGGCGATCTGGGTGTTCCAGCGCTCGGTCTCTCGCGAACCGGTGTCGATGATGATGCCGGAGGTGGTCTTGGTCTTGGGGGTGCGGATTTGCACCAAGACTCGCGACCCAAACGGGCGGATGCCGGGATCGGCGGTGGGGAAGGCTTCTTTCAGCGCTTCTTCTGGGGTCATAACACTGCTCCTTTCAGCAGAGGTTGAGAAAAATTCTGAGTTTGGCCGCGTGCCGCCAGGGGCACGCGTCAAAGATCTTTGTCGCCGTCGCGCTCTTCGGCCACGAGCTCGAGCAGCGTGTTGATGGCTGCTTCGTACCCGTTGACGATTCCGGTGCGATAGCCGTATTCGAATGCGTCGCGCTGCAGCGGCCTTTTCAGGCCCTCGAGCGCGAACTCGGCTTGCTTCGCCTTCAATGCGGCCAGGAGCCGCTGCTCGATGTTCACGCGGGGGTCTTGGGCGAGCTGGGGGTTTTCACGGGCTTGGCGCCCAGCGCCTTGCCGTTGAGCTGCTCACCGGCGGCCAGGCGCTTGTGTTGCGGGACTTTGGGGGTGCCGGTGACGGGGACGGTCTTGTTCATGGTGAACGCTCCTGTGGTGAGTTGAGAGGGTCAGGGGTTGGGGTTGACGCCGGTGCCGGTGCTCACGCCGAAGCGCTCGCCCGTCGTCAGCTCCAGCGCAGCGAGCTGCATGGCGGTCGCGTTGTCGGCGTCGTTCATGCCCACGCGCGCGGCCAATTCGGCCGCGGTGCGGCGGTTTTCGGCTTCCTGACGCATGAGCTCGGCTTGCGCCTTGGCGTCGCGGTCGGCGGCTTTGTCGGCGAGCTTGGCTTCTTCGACCTGCACCTTTTGCGCGGCGGTTTGTTGCTCCAAGGCGAGCCGCGCGGCGTCGGACTGGGCGCGTTGCTGCAGCGCCTGCCCCTGGACCTGTGCGTTGAGCTGCGCGACTTGCAGCGAGGAGTCGGGCGGCATGGGCGGTTGCGGACGGAACTGTTGCGCCACGCCGTCGATGGCCACCAGGTCTTGCGCAAACTGACCCAGCTGCTGCTCGATGAAGCGCTGCACCTCCAGGATCACGGCGACTTGTTCGTCGGCTTCCTTTTGGATGAGGTCGGCGCGCTGCGCCTTGTCGACGGCGTCGTGCGCTTCCTTGAGGTAGTAGTTCAACAGGTGGTCCCGCAGGTGCTGCGCCATCGGATAAAGGTACGTCCGCGCGATCACCGGGTTCTGCCCGAACACGGGCGAGGCCGCGAATGCCAGGTGTACCTTCAGGTGCGCAATGTGGTCCTGCGCGGGCAGAACGTACACCGGCCGCCCCATCGTCGCGGCCACGTTCTCGCTCACCGGGTCCACGTCCTCGCTGGCGGGCTTGGGCTGCAGGACGTCGTCCGTCGAGACCTTCATCTGGCGGAGGAACATCTCCTCCACCTTCCGCTGGTCGTACATGCCCGGCAACAGCGCCGCGCGCTGCATGATCGCCTGCACCTGCGCAAAGCGCTGCGCCTCGCTGAAGATGTGCGGGTCGCTCACCGGCACCACGTCCATGGGGCCGTCGAAGTCTTCGGGCTTGATCTCGATCGCGTCGCCGAGCTGCGCCCGAATGTCCTCCTCGGTCAGGTAAGCCGAGTTGATCCGGTGCAGCACCTTGAACAGGCGCGACATGCTGTCGTGCAGGCGCGAATGGATCGAGCTGAACACGACCATGCCCTGCTCGATGAGCGCCATCGTCGTGCCCACGGGCGCGTTGGCGTTCATGTCCGAGAGCTTCTCGAACGAAGTCTGCACCACGCCCTTGCCGGCGTCGACCAGGAAACCCAGCAGCTGGAACAACGTCGGGCTAGGCCCCGGGAACGGCACCGGCATCACGAGCTTGCGGATGTCGTCGATCATCGCGCCGCCCTCAATTTCCGCCACCTCGGTGGGCTGGACGTTGATCGTCTGGCCGGAGGGGCCACCCTTGAGCTTCAGGACGGTGGGGACGTTCTGGATGTGGGCCGAGTCCAACAGCGCGCGCAGCGCACCGGTCGCCGCACCGCTGAGGCCGCCGATCATGTGCGTGAGCCCGATCGGGTACGCGCCGCGCCAAGGCACAAAGCCGAACTCGATGGTCCAGATGAGCTCCTCGCGGCTCGCGTCGTCGGGCTCCCAGTTGCGATACAAGTTCAGCGCGGCGCGCGAGCTCTTGTCGATGGAGATGATGTAAGGCTCCGGCCCCTCGCCAAAGTCCAGGAACGTCGTCACCTCCAGGATCGTGCGCAGCCCGTCCTCGTTGTAAGGCGACTGCGTCCGCCCCTCGATCTTGTCGTTGGCCTTGGAGGCCTTGGAAAACTCGGGGTCCATCGGGACTCCGAGCATCACGTCTTTGTAAATGCCCGCCTTCACCCGCTGCGCATACGTGAGCTCGGTCACGTATTGCACGTGCGTCTTGCGCTCGGCGGTGTAGAAGTTGGTCGCTGCGAAGGGCAGCAGCATGTCGTCGATCGGCACAAACTCGACCGACGGGCGCTTGTGCTGCGGGTTCCACATCGCCTTCAGGTACTGGCCCCCACCCAGCGGCAGCTGCGTGGTGAGCTGCTCCAGCTCGGCGCGGAAGCCCCGAATTTGTTCGGTGGCTTGCCAGTTCATGAACTCGGCCTTGCGCTGCGCCTTGAGCACCTTGTCGCGCTCTTGCTCGCCCAGGATCTTCGACTTCACCGGGCCGCCCGGGGGCATCAGCTCCTTCATCGCGCGGGCGCTGAAGTCCACACACGCCTCGACGAGCATCGGGTGCACCACCTTGTTGGCGCCGGAGAACTGCGCGCCGCCGGGCGCGTCGTCGCCGAGCCCCGTGCGGCGCAGCCCCTCCTCGTAGAGTTTGTCGCGCTTTTCGCGCGCTTCCTTGTCCTTTTCGATCTTGTCGAGCAAGTCGCTGACGATCGAACTCAGAACAGCTTGGTCCACGTCGTCCACGATGTTGGCGAAGTGTTCCTGCACCTTCGCCTGCTCGGCGGCTTCCTCCATGCGGATCAACGCGCCGCCGTCCTCGGTGTCTTCGACCGTGACCGCGCCTTCTTCCAGCTCGAAGCTCTCACCCTCGTCGTCAGAGGGCTCCAGGGCGTCGTCTTCGTTCATTTCAGGCATTGAGTTCCTCACTGAGCTGCGCGGCCAGCGCTTCGATTGTCGCGGCATCATAGCCGGTGTGTTCCGTACGCATCACTGCGCCGCCGCGGGCGTATTCTTCCAGGTCGCCGTCGTTGTAGCGCGGGCGGCCCGGGTTGTTGGCGGGGTGGCCCACGTCGGGCTCGAAGTTGAGCCCCTCGTCCAGCGCGCGGCCCAGCGCGCGGCGGTCGGGCGGGCCGACGGGCGTGGCATCCTCGATCGGCCCAATGAACTCGCGCAGCTGGCGCGTGGTCATGAACCGGGGCGCTTGCGGGTTGGCGTCCACGGCCGCGTTGAACGCCGGGGCGACCTCGCGGATGGGCCGCTCGTAGATGCGCGAGAGACTGTTGATCAAGTCGTCCGCGCCGCGCAAGTCGACGATGCCGAACTGCCGCAGGTCGGTTTGCGCCGCGCGTGACAGCGCGCCCCACTCGCCCGAGTTCAGGAAGTTCAGGACAGAGTCGGTGACCTTGGCCTTGTAGTTTGGGTCGCGCTTGGCGTATTGTTGAGCGCGGTCGCTGTCGAATGTGTTGCCCGGAGGCTTGATCTCGCCGATGTCGGGGCGATCTTTGAGGTTGCCGCCCAACGCGCGTCGATATGCCGCGTGCGCTTCTGGTGCGTTTTGTTCAATCCAATCCAACGCTTCGTCCAGCTCTGGAGGGCGGCCGAGGCTGTCGAAGTCGCGCGCCCAAGCAGCTTCTTGTCGAGGCGTCAGGGCGGACACAGCGGCGTCGAAGGCTGCTTCCGGATCACCTTCTGAGACTTCGAGTTTCACCTGCGCATGCGGGCGCCCTTCGGCGTCCAGCAAGGCGACAAGTCGGCTGTCGCCGGATCCATAGCTGCGAGCATGACCTTCGCGTTGCGTGCACCAACCACCGGCATTCCCGATCCCGGTGCAAAGCTTCACGCCTTTTTCGTCCACCACCTCGGGGATGTCGACCCACTTGCCGCCGGGTTGGTCCACGAACGAGAGCCCGAAGCCCTCGTCCACAGCGCGAGGGGCGGCTTCCAAATTGGCCATCAATGCCGCACGCTCGGCGGCTTCTTTTTCGGCGGCTTGGTACTTGTTGATCTTGTCGGTGAGCTCGTAGGCTTGCGGCACCGTGACCTTCTTGAGCTGCTCCGGAGTGAGGCGCAACGCGGCGGGCAGCGTGGTCTCGGGGTTCATCGCCTCCATGAGCTGGTCCACCACGTGACCGAAGCCCAAGCGTCCGGGCGCGCTCATCCCGACGCCGTACACGGGCGTTTCCGGAGGCAGCTTGGCTGCCCAGGGGTTCCTTCCGGCCGTGGAAAAGTTGGCTGCGATCTCAGAAGCGGGGGTGATGCTGAGCGCTTGGTCCGCGGCCAGCTCCCACATGCGCGCCATGGGCGAAGTGGCCACGCCCTTTTCTGGGAAGCCCGCTGCGCGGCGCTGGCGCCTGATCTCCGGAATGTCGTATGTGTTGGCGGGGGGCAACTCGTAAGGCACCACGCCCCGCTCGGCCAATGCGCGGAGCGGGTCTTCAGGCGTGCCCAGCTCATTGCGGATGTAATTGGCCAGCTTCTTGTCGAGCCACTGATTGACGGCGAGCTTGGGGGCGTTTTCAGCGACGTATTCAGCCGCGAGTTGCGGGCCTTGCCGCTCCGCAAGGTTGGCCAAGCCTGTCTCATTGAGCACGGTGGGCCTCATGAAATCCATGGCGTTCTCGACCGAGTCTGCGCGCCAGTTGCCGCCCTTGTGCTTCACGACGCGCGAAGGTGCCGTGGCCGCGGTCGCGCGCACGAACTCGCCCGCACCGTGCCTGAGCGCGCCGGGCAGCGCTGCAATCGCGCGCAGCGGCGAGCCCGGCCCGGCGTAAAAGCCCCCAGCCAACTGCCCCGCGCCAGTGAACGCGCGCCCGGTGGGCGAGCTTTGGCTCACGGCCCGGCCCGGCAACCAGCGCTCGACGTCTTCACTCGTGGGCAGCACGGTCTGTTCGCTGAGGCCCGGCAGCATGCGCACGAGCGCTTCAATGTCGCCCGGCGCACCCAGCACGCCGCTCAATGCGCCGCGCAGCGCGGCCAGCGGAGCTTCGCGCGCGCCGGCGCGGTCTTGTTGCGACTCGGGACGGCGGCCGGCGGAGCGGTAGCCTACGTAGGGTTGCGTGAGATCGTCAGCCATCGGTCACCTCTTTTCCGCCGCTTTGAGCAGCTCAGGGTTGATGATCACCCATTCCTTGCCGATCTGGGGCACGTTGTTGATGCGCAACGCATCCAGCGATTGCTCGTCGGCGTACTTGCGCAGAAGCTTGCCGATGTTGAGCGGGGTGTCTTCGACTTCGGGCGGCAGCAGAGAGAAGATGTTGTCCAGCTCTCCGACGCGCGTGCCTGCGGGGATGCGAATGCGGAACGCCTTGTCGCCCCAAACGTAGTCCGGCCGCGTCGTGGCCGACAGCGAATCCGGCACCAGGCGCTCAGCCTTGCTGCTGATCACAGGGGCGGGCTCGTTGGTGGTGTGATAAACGCTCCGGGCTCGCGGCAACTCGTATATGCGCACGGCTTCATACGCGGGCGCATACGCAGCGGGCGGAGGGGCCGCGGCAGCGGCTTCCGGCGCCTTGCGCAACACCGAAGCCAACTTGTTAAGCGCGCCCACAGCCACACTCCTTCAGGTGAGCGAGGCCGCCGCGGGCGTACCCTGTGGTCGCGCGGCCGGGTTGCATGCCGCGCCCGGCGCGCTCGGCGGCTTCCTGCACCAGGCGCTCGAGGTCGGCCTGATCGCGGGCGCGGCGCGCGAGCTCGACTCCGAGCCGGTTGTTGTGCATGTCGAGGCGGTAGTCCGGCGGCATCTCGCCCAAGCCGATCAGCGCACGCAGCGCGGCCAGGGGCGACGTGCTCGCCTCATGCGCCTTGCCGAGGAACATTGCGACGCCGGGCCCATACTTGCGCGCCAGCGTTCCGGCCGCGAGCATGTGTCGGGCGGCGTCTTGCTGATCGTCTTGGCCGCGCTGGCCGGGGTACATCTCGTAAGCCACCGAGCGCGAATAATCCGGCACCGCGAACAGCATCGGGGTCTTCACCTCGCCGCCCTCGGCGTACTTGCCCGC